GTAATCCTCTATGATGCCAGTATTTAGCTCTAGCAATGTAATGTCCCAGACGAGACTCAAGCTCGTTTTTAGTTCTTATTTTTGATTCTAACTTAGTTAAGATATTTGTTTTTGTATCTTCGTCCTTAACCCTTTTAGACATCTCTAATCTTAGATAAACATCATCATTTAATAATGACAATTTTTTATCAAGATACTTGATATCAATTGATATCTCATGATGTCCATTCTGATCAGCAATACACCAACTCAATGCACTATTAGTTTGTCTAAACTCACCGATATCAAAACCATCTTTCGATACCAAATATCTTTCTTTATCGAATCTAATTCTGTAAATTCCAAATACCTGATAACTCCCATCGTCGTTGGTGATTATCGTAATTGAACTTAAATCCTGTAATTCTTTCTTTAATATCTTTCTGAATTTTTCTTTTATCATGATTTAAAAACGAATGTTGTTACCACCCACGTTAATGCTCCCAATAACGATGTGATAATACCTACACCCCAGTTAATCAGACGATCATTCTGTTTTCTTTCATTTTTAGATAATAGTTCAAGCATCTGATCTACTACCGACTCTACCTTAGTAATCTTTTCATCTAAACTTTCCATTTTAGACTCTAAGTAACTGTATCGTTTAGCACATAGTTCTACGTGCGCTTCTAGACTACGTCTTTCAATCCGTGTTGGCTCAGTCATAGAACTCTCCGTTTAAATATTACTAGTATTTATCGTAAGATGCTTAAAACTTAAATTGCCATTTGGACTGATAGAGTCAATAACTACTACACGATACTCGTTTGTTTCATCAATTATCAACATTGGAACGTTATGAGCATCCTGTTTTAGTATGTCAAACGTATCTTGATTAGTGTAGACAGATAATGAATCAACAGAGAACTCAAAATGCCATTGATCTTGTTTTTTAACTGGGTCTGATAGGTCAAACACCTGGGTACGTAAAGAGATTATCTGTGTGACTGTTTCTAAATTTCTTTGTTTATTTCTTGATCGTACCCAAGAAGATTGATCAGTGATCTTATTTCCTGCACGATCCACGAACGGAATTCTATCGGGCCGATAATACCCAGTAATATCAGTTCTGGTAATATCAAACCCACAATCACAACTAATTCTGAACATGCGACTATTTATTGTTCAGATGGATGGTCTCACATATTCTCAGATAATAAAAAACCCGACCGAAGTCGGGTTTTCTAAAGCAACAACTAAAAAGTTGTATTAACAAGCCGCAGTTGCGGTTGAGCTAAGTCGGAACCCAACATTCGTACAAGTAGTACCGGTAAAGTTAAAAGACGTGCCGTTGTTAAGACTAACATTGCCAAGTCCACCGATAAGAGCTGCTAGGTTAGTAGTAGAGTTATCAGAACCATTAAGAGCAGTATTGAAAGCACCCGTTGGATACGTAGCAACACTGAAGTTAGTGGTGTTAACAGTATTGGCTACCTGATAGATAGCAACTGTAGAAACTTCTTGAAGAGTCTGAAGAACGAGTTCAATAGCGCCGTTGACACCAGCCTGGTTGAAAGGATTGGTGTTACCGCCACTTAGGTTAAAACCGAAGAAGTCGAGTTTTGGACCTTGGAAGTTAGTTGGGGTACCAGCTGGAGCGTAAGCTACGTTAGCTGATAACTGAGGACCTTGAAGTTGATCGGTCGCGAATACTGGTTGTGAGCCACCGCTCACTACTGGGATCTGTGCCATTTTAATTTCTCCTTTGTAATATGGTTCTTTCTGAACCTAATATTATTTATCTTTTTTTTAAAATATTAGGTTGTTGTATTATTCATCTGACGATTACCTGCGCTGAATCCAAAACGATTCACCAACTTAGCTCTACCAGCTGGGGACGCTAATACCCAACCTTCTTGACCTGGTTGTTGACGATCTAACTGATTCAATACATCCATCTTCAACTCATGAAGTAGTAAGAATATGGTAAAAGCAGCAGAAATACCGTCAGCGTTAGAACTGGGACTCTGTAGATATTCTACTATTCTAGAGTATTTTCCAGGGGTAACATTGGTTTCTAACCAAGTCATAAACCCAGGCAATAGGTCATCAAAATTACTAGTGATTCTACTATTGATAAACTTCTTACATAGTTGTGGTAGATCAGTGATTTTCTGAGCTCGTAATTCACTAGGATTGAACAACTGATCGATCTGTCTACCGTGTTGTTTGAGTAAGGACACGATACTCTTGTAAACTTCTTGATTTAATTGGATATTTTCAGCATTATCAAGGGTTGGTTTTATCAGGAGTAGTCCAGGAACCTCGTTAAATTGAGTTCCGCCAATAGGTTCTTCAACTGGTTCTTCTCTGTTCTTAATACGAGTGTGGATGGCAATACCCACTTCGCTGATACCAATTTGTTGTCCTAGTTTGCTATTAGCTGGTATCTTGTATTCAATGAAGTTGGGTTTAAACACATAAGCACCCTTGATTTCTGGAGGAGTATCGCTGTAAAGTAGGTCACCTTGGACATATCCTTTGAAATTTTCTGGAGTCGCTGCTTCCAACAGAGGGAACAATTTAGCATAGATTCCGATCAACTCACCACGATTTTCACCACGGGAGTTCATGATGTCAGCAATCTGTTGTGGGCTAGTGGATAGACCATCGTATCCTTTTGCTTTGAACCCAGCCTTATCAGTGAGAACAAACTCACCAGTTGGTTTACGACCCCAGATGATAGCAGGTTTTCCGTCAAACTTGATCGTCGCCGTTTTCTTAGTGTCCACCGCAGCGTGACCGATAATATCGATTGCCTCTTGAACGCCCCGACTGCCTTTTTCAAACACCAGATCTTCAAGATGTTCAATTCTAGCAGAAGCCTCGAATAGAGGTGTCAGACCCTGATTGACAATACGATCACGAAGTCTTGCTAGAAAGTAGGTGTCTGTTTCTTCTTTAGATTCCATAATAGGAATACCCTCTTTTTCAATATGTTGTCTGAACTTTGCCGTCTTAGTCTCACGTTTAACATCGTAGGTTATTGATTGTAACACACTCTCGACAGAAAGTAAATCTTTTTCTGTGGCGGTGGGACTCAATAGAATTTTAGCTATCCTATCGGGTTTACGACTCACCAAACGACCATCATCTAAACTGTAAAGACCGGCTAACGGATTCAATCTGTATCCCAAGGAATAGGCAATAGAATTCAGTAAGACATTTCTTTCTCTACACTTGTGTTCACTCTTAGGAGAACACGTCATCATAAAACGACTGTATGCTAAATCACTAGTAGGATAGAAATTAACTTGAACAAATCCACTATCAGGACGACCAGTAATAGGACATCTAAAAAACACGATATCTGAACCAGACTTAACGTAGTGACTGGGCTTCATCTTGTTATTATGTGACCATTGAATCAGATAGTCAAATATCTGTTTCAACTGTACCTTAGACGTGTCAATCACAAGATCAATATTGCTACTGGTTGGTTTGATACCAGTACTACCAACCATGTTGTCAAGCAACTCCAAATCAGGAAACATCATGTCCAACCAAGCCACAGTTTCTCTGATATCGGTTTGGGCAATTCGTTGTGTGTGGAGTTTGCCGTGTTTGTCTAAGAATACAGATCGACTCATTGGACTTTGTAACCCATTTTAGACAACGATCTGTCAGCTTCATCATTGCCAGTTGAGTTGACAACCGTACCAGACGGAACTTGTTGTCTGGTTTTTCTTTTCTTAGGAGAAACATCTGTTTGTTCTTCGTCGCTGATCGCCACTGACGTCATTCTAATCAGATCAGTGAATAACTCTAATTCTTCGTTCGCTGGACCAGCGAAACCCTCGGTTATGGTGTCAAGATAATCATCTTCTTTGTCAAGGAATGCCTGTAGGGGCGGCGCTGCCTGTCTATTCCCTTTTAGAGTGGCCCACTCACCTTGGTCATTTCTAACGAAGTCTGTGTTCTTGAAGTTGAGAATTCTTGGTTCACCAGAAGTAACTTTTACCCCACGTGGAGTAACCATTGGAGCCGGACGTCTCGGTTGACTCTGTTGTGTCGGTTGTTGAGGTTGGGTTGGTCGTTGACCCTGTTGTGGTTGTTGACGTTGAGTTGTCTGTTCTGGACCTGTAGCAGGAAAACCACTCAACTCATTAATAACTTCCATCATCTGATTGCTATTAATAAATGACCCGATATGATTTTTACCCAACAAATTAATTTCAACGAATTGAATCAGTTGTTTACGGTAAAGGTCACTCTGACCAGTTAGATACTGTTCCCGTTGTTGTGGATCTCTGATACTCTGAGCATACTTCTGAGTGTAGTTTTTCCAAAACTTGTACGCTCTAGTTCCCTGTTGACGAATTTGATACTCATCGCCAATTTCTCCGCCACTACGTGCTCTATGACTAACCGCCTGACTAGCGTTTCTAACACTGGTGGCTAAATTAGAGTTTTTTGCTTTGTTTAAACCATAGTTAGCAAGATTTCCTAAACCTTGTTTAGCAGAGTCAAGAACTCCCTCATCAATCTGGTTTTTTCTTGGTTGGGTTATTTGGTGAATTAGCATCTAGTTTTCTCAATGTTCTATTAAACTTGGACGGATCTTTAAGACGAATAGCGTTGAGTAACTTCCTGATTAGAATTTCTGATTCTTCTGTAGTGTAGGTTTCTTCAATTTGTTCAACTAAACGAATAGCACTAGACATAACATTAGTCGCTCGATTTTCCATGATATGTTTACGATCACGATCAACGTACAAAGACTCAAGTTCTTCTAATAAACTGCGGGTTTTCTTTTGCATATCCTTAAAGATTAATAATATTAATAATAGTAATACTATTATTTATCGCAAATCATCTAGAGTTAATCTTACTAAGTAGTTGTTGTAATCTAGTGTTTTGTGGGTCTCCAGTAGGATTTTCTTGAGTTTCTTTGGTTGATTGACTTGTAAATGTATGTTGTGGGTTATTTGAGTCTAAAATACTTGGTTTACGAACATAACCAGAACTTTCCTGTTCATCGTTGCCCAAGTCAGTGATTCTCATCGTTTCCATATTGTATTCAAGATCAATCTTCTGACCAACACCAGTACTGCTTCTTGATTTCATACACTGAATCTGATAACGACCACGTTCTCTCATTGCTCTACTGGTAAAGATACCAAATACATTATCTGCCGTGTTGATCTTACTAATACCACCAGAAATATGACTATGATCAAACTC